AATATCAACATATTGAATTTTATCTACAAATTTTAGTTGTTCTACATCAGATAAAATTCTATTAGCAAGGAAAAATGTAGATTCCATAGCTTTTAAGATAAGATTATCATCATCTTTTATTTTTACTTTTTTTGTAGATAAGTCAAGTAATAATTTATCACCTGATTTATCATATTTTTTTCTCATAAGTGATTCTATATCTTTATCATGAATATTATCACAATCTCTATCTATCCATATCCAATTATTCTTATCTTTTAATCCATCTCTTAATTTTGGATGCACTTGTTTTTCTGTTTTCACAAAAACTTTATTTATATCAACTTTTTCACCATTATCTGTAGTTACTTTTGTTTGATTATGACTCTTATATTTACCATAGTTTTTTACACCACTATTCGGGCAATTTTCTACATCATTATTAATCCATCTTAATTCAGTACCCGAGGGTATTTTTTCTAGACTTTTGAATGGAACCCATTCAGTACAATATTTATCGCTTTTCTTACATGGAAGTTTGTTAGCTTTATCTGAACCCGATCTTATATTTGGATTTCTTCCTCTTGGGTATGGCGATAATAATAAATTTTTAAACGTATCTTTATCAAAAATATTATATGTGTTAAATATTTCTTTTGATAAAATTTTTATTTCATATTGAGATTTTACAATATTAACTCTGTATACAATTGGTTCATAATAATGTGATTCTTTTATCATAAAACAATATTTATCTGTATTAACCTGTTCAGTGTATTTTATCTTTACATTATCATTTTCTTTTTCAAATACTATTATATTTACCTTTTCATCTGAAATTGAATTTAGAACGGGGATTATAAATTCATCCTTTTTTTCTTCATCACTGTTAAGGAAATCAATATAAATTTTTAATGAAGATATGATAGAATAAATATAATTTAATTCATTTGTCATTCCTTTTCCATCATCATTTCTGAGTATTTTAATAAGGCTATTTATTTTATCATTCGTAAATCTATCTCTTACATTTTTAGATTTTTTACCAAGATAATTATTAATTAGATCTTCTTTATCTTCTTTTGATAAATCCCCTTTTCTGAATAGTTTATGTAAGCTGGGACAATATTGGTAGAGTTTAATATTTTTACGTAATTTAGTGATTATTTCTTTTATAAATGTATTAGAATCGCCTTTATATCCAGTGATCTCTATAAAAGAATTTATAAATGAAGATTTAGTAAATACAAAATCACTTTCATTTTGTTCTACACCTTTTCTTACAAATCCATTGGAAATAGATAAATTTGGATCATAATCAAATATTTTATCTTGAGATAACATTATCTTTAATTTTTTAGGAAGTTGAGAACACTGTCCAATACTAATTGGAATTGATTCTTTTGTATTTATTTTACATAATTTTTTATCAAGTGGTTTAGGTTTAGGTTTAGGTTTTTCAACTTCTTCTTCCATTTCATCAATTTCTTCTTCTTCCCCATATTCTTTTTCAAGACTTCTTTTTGAGAAACAACATGGTAATTTATATTTATCTGGATGAATAATTTGTTTTGGAAAGCCTACTAATATATGTTTTTGAGAGTCTTCATTTGGAATACCATCCCAATATTTACCCTTTCTTTCTAAAATTGTATTATTTTCTTTGTTTTCTTTATTTTTAATGATATCTTTTTTATGTTTATCAACGTATTCTTTTGTTAATGGTATATCTCTAGATATATCCCAGTATTGTGGACACATATAAACAATATTTTTACTTCTTCTTGGTACTGAAATTACATTCGAATATGCTCCTTTACCCGACCCCATACTTTCTGAATCATTTATTGTTTTTAATTGATCAGTTGTAATTGATATAGGATGTCTATCAATTGCAGCACCACATTGTTTTGCGTATCCATATAGATCACCATTTTTTTGTTTAACAGTCCATGGTTTAGAAGGATTAAATAATTCTTTATCATTTTCTTTTAACCTCTTAAGATAATATGAACGCAATTGAGCCCCTCCAGTTTGTCCTCCACCATCAACTTCACTCATAGATGAGTTATCAGAAGCATTTTCAAGAGAAGATTCTGATGATGAAATATCAGATGATTCTTCTGAAGAGCTTAATGAGTCGTCCATAAAATCTTGAAGATTTACTGTTTTCTTTTCTTCAATGATTTCACTTTTAATCTTTAATGTATCTTCTGTAAAAAGGGATCCTAGATATTTCTCTTCATATATTTTGTCATTATTAACATATTTTTTAAAAAGAGACATTATTACTTTTGTAAGAGTTGTAATTCTTTGAAATTCCATAAAACTTTTCATATTCCTTATTTCAAAATCAATAAAATTGGTTCTCATAGATATCGTAATATTTGGTGTATCTTCATCTACAACAGTTACTTTTCTATATTTATCTTTTAATTTTTCTGACTCTTTAATAGATTCTAACTCCATTTTTACATAATCGGGTGAAACATTAAATACATCCACTATATCATTAATAATTTCACTTTCTTCTTCATAAATACCCTTGTTTAAATAAACTGTTATTAAAGATTGAATCGTATTTGAGTCTGTAAAATCATTCGTTCTTGTATATTGTAATCCTATTGTATTAGTCCTTAAGTTTTCTTCATCATCTTCATTCATATATCTGAAAAACACATTAAGATTATTACATACTTTTCTAAGGATAGGGATAAAAAGTTTATTTTTTTCACCTTTTAAAAATGGTGGTAGTAATTCACTATTTTCTTTTTCTTCTAGATTATCAATCCCATTTGTAACTTCGTAGTTGCTCTTATTATAAGAAATTTGTGCATCTATAAAATCCACACTTTCAATTTCAAGGATATCTTTAATAGCATTATCATTTCCAAAATCGTCTAATTTTACATCTGAATATTTATTTTCATCATTAATTTGTTTTATTAAATCGTTTGATGTTTTGAATAATTCAAAAACTTCTTCTTTTGAAGATACTGTAATATTGTTATCTTTTTTAATGATAAGATCTAATGTTCCATCTATATAAATAGATAATGTACAATATTTTCCTGATTTTGAAAAAATTTTAAAAGATATCATATCATCTTTGTGTAATACATCAAATCTATTTATTTTTTCTAAAGAAACTTTTTTACTTCTATAAAAATCTTTAATCCATTCTTGACATGTAGAAAATTCCAGATGTTTATTCCCCTTTTCAAATTCATTGTATCCTTCATAGATGATAGAATCTTTGAATAATTTATAATATTTATTTCCTCCTGTAGTAGAAGACCATTTTACGAAAGGTAATGAATCATTGAGTTTAAGATTTGTAAAAAGTTTATAAAGATCAACAGATAAGCTTTTACTCTGTTTTTTTGTTTTCTTAAAATATTCTATATAAGTTTCATCACATGGTTGAAAATATTCACCCTTTTTGTCAATACTTGAATGAATAAGTTTGTTGATTACAGAATAATGGAAGATTTTCATACTTTCTTGTTTGTATTCTTCAAGTTTATCAGATGTTTCACCGATAATGTCTTCCATTTTTTTATTAATCAATTGTGGCCAATATTTATTAATTATCTTATTTTTGAAAGTAGATATTTCATAATCAGTATCATCGCATTTTTTGAAATCAATCGTATTTAATTCATGTTGTTCTACAAAATCATTTAAATTGATAAAATAAACGATATTATCTTTTATATCATTTGTTTCAACTATTTTTTCATATTCTTTATTTATAATATTAAAAAGCTTTTCATCGCTTTCAATCTCAAGAATATCACATAATTTTTTATTGATTAGATCATTTGGATGGATGGGTTCAGAATCTTTATAACTAAAACCGAGGGATTTATTATTACCTTCACTGTTAAAATATGATGCATAAATATATTGACAATTTTCAAAAATAATTGGAGAGCAGTATTGTGAAATTTTCTTTAACACCATATCATTTGTATCATCTTCATATATCATTTCATGAAATATAAACTTGTAATCAAAACCTTTATCTTTAAGAGGAAATAATTCTTTTATAATATCAACATCACCTAAATATTTTTTTAAACCTTCAATAGTAGAGTCATCTGTATTTTTGAATGGATTTGGTTCTTTATTTCTTATATTTTCTAGTATTATATTGATTTGTTTGTCATAAGGATGAATTATATTTATTTCTTCAGGAAATTTAAATCTTTTTTTCTTGTCACCCCTTATTTCAATTTTAAATTTACCCCCTACTAATCCTGTTATTTTTCCATAGAATCTTTCATTTCCTTCTAACCATGTTACATCATTATCTTTTTCAAAAATATGTTCTGGAAAGTATAGGTTCAAAAAAATATATATTTCCTTTTCTTTTACAGAACAACACTTAAAAATCCTTTTGGGGATATCATTGTAATTACAGAAATTAGTTCCCATTATATATTAATAATTATAATATTATTTTTTAAATTCATACGGTGTGGTTGTTATTTCCATACCACAATAATCAACGTTATTTTTACTATAATCTATGGGTTTGTAGATATTTATTTTTTCAGCTTCCTTTAATAAAAAGGCCATGTTATCCCAAAATTCTTTTTTGTGACCAACACTTTCAGTCATAATATGTGCTAGCTCGTGGATGGCTACAAAAATGATTGTGTTTTCATCTATAAAAACATTAGGGTTTTCTTTTTCTCTAATACATAATGCTATTTTTTCACCTTTATTTAGAGAATATGATGTATATTTTGAACCTTCTTCTGTTTCAGAAAGAGTATTGGGGTTATATCTTGTTTTAAGACGTAAAACACCTTCTCTATCATCTTTATCCATGGCATCTATTAATTTTTGCAATTTAGTATTAATTGAAGATAATTTTTCAGCAGCTGCCTGAGAATCACCCATGTCTCTAACAAAATATTCTTTTAAATCATTCTTAGAAACTCGTTTTGTTATATTTTTAGGCTGATACATATTTTTAAGTATAATAACAATTATCAAAAAACTCATAAAAAAATATAAAAAGTTTTTCATCCTTTTAATTTATCATACATTATAATTTAAATTTGAAAGAATATGTATTTAAAATATAAAGCAGTATTTATACTATAATGACAGATAACCTTATATTTCAGATAAACTCAATAGACTCAGATGATGTACCTATAGGGGGAAATTACTGGGAAAAAGAGTTTACTATTACATTTTATGGTAAAACGAAAACAAATGAAAATGTTGTTTGTAATGTAGTCGGTTTTAAACCTTTCTTTTACATACGGGTTGTAGAAGGTTGGTCAGAGTCTTATACAAAATCATTCTTAGAGAAGATTGTCAAGTTTAACAAAAGTTATAAACCTGAAGCAAAAAATAACTGGAATGGTAATTATGTTAGTTTAGAAAGAGAAAGGTTTAAGAACTTTTATGGTTTTAATTATGATCCTGAAAGAAAAAAGATAATGGAATATAGTTTTATCAAAATTGATTTTGATACATATGGAGATATGAGAAAGTGTATTGCAGGTATAACATCATTCTACAATTATAATAAAGGAAATATAGAAAATGGTAAGATCTGTTTTAGTTTTAGAAATGGAGAACCACGGTTAGATAGTGTAGATAAAAAAGATAAAAAGTGGTTTAAACAAGAGCATAATTGTGATTGTGAATCAAATCTTTATGAGTCAAAATTACATCCAATGTTAAGATTTATCCATTTAAAAGGGATAAAATCATGTGGTTGGGTTTCGGTAAATGCTAATAAGGATAGATGGGTTGAAGATGATAATAAAACATTTAATGTTGATATTGAAATTAATAATCTTAAAATGAAAGATATCAATCCAATTGAAGATGAAAGTATTGCTGGATTTGTAATAGGGTCTTTTGATATTGAGTGTGATTCTTCACATGGTGATTTTCCTAACCCTATTAAGGATTTCAAAAAAGTGTCAATTGATATTCATGAGTCATATTTTAGAAACTCTATTAATTGTAATCCTAGTACAAAATTTAAGAAAAAATTTATTCAAAAATGTATCGTTGATTGTTTTGATAAAGGGTCAAATGATGTGGACAATATATTTACAACAAATGGAAAATATTCCGATCAAAGTTTGGAATCTGTTATGAAAAAGATAGATAATGAAAAATTCTATAATGAACTAGATACTTCAAAAGAATCTTCTAAGACAAGGGAAAATATCATCAATAAAATGACAAACATTCTTAATTCATTAAAAAATGAAGAAGGTGAAAAAATTGAAATAAAAGGAGATCCAATCATTCAGATAGGTACAGTATTCCATCGTTTTGGAGATAAATCGTGTTATGAAAGAACAATGGTTATTATGGGTAATGAAGATAAATCGGATGAAACAATATGCGATCCTATTCCCGGAGTAACTATTTATGAGTGTAATAATGAAAAAGAACTATTACTCAAATGGAAGGATTTAGTATTGTATCATAATCCTGATTTTATAACGGGATATAATATATTTGGTTTTGATTTTGATTACATTAATAAGAGAGTTGATTATCTATTTCCTTGTTGTGCTAAATGTAAAAAGACTAAAACATTTTCAAGTTGTGATAAAGATTGTCCTAAAAATGAATTCTACCGTCTTGGTAGACTTATGAGAAATAGAGAGTCAGACTTGGTTTCTAAAGAAGATGTAAAACGTATTGAAAGTGCTGAAGAAACTATAAATACAGGTCGTTCACAGAGGTATTATAATAATTTCTGGGAAAAACGTTGTCAAGTTCAATCAAAACAGCTTAGTTCTTCTGGTTTAGGGGATAATGTTTTGAAATATATTTCTATGGATGGTCGTGTTGTATTTGATATCCAGAAAGAGATTCAAAAAGGACATGCCCTTGAATCTTATAAGCTAGATGATGTATCTGCACATTTCATGAAAGGTTCAATCTTAAATGTGAAGTTATTGACGCGAGAAGATAAAACATTACTCGGTGTTAAAAATATAGGTAATCTTAAAGATGGTGATTATATAACTATCAATATTAATACAAAGTTTGGTTCATTCAAGCATAATAATGGAAAGAAATATAAAGTGTCTCTTGTAAACCACGAATTAAAAATATTATTTATAGAAGGTGGAAAACATCTTATTAATAAGATAAAAAAGAAATATACTGATTCACTTATATCATATGAGTGGTGTCTAGCTAAGGATGATATATCACCTCAGCAAATTTTCGATAAACATAAGTATGGTGGTAGTAAAGGTCGTTCCGAAGTTGCTAAATATTGTATTATGGATTGTGAACTTTGTATTCATTTACTACTTCAATTAGATCTTATACCTAATAATATCGGTATGGCATGTGTATCATGGGTACCTATTTCATATATCTTCTTACGAGGGCAAGGTATTAAAATTCAATCTATTATTACAAAAGTATGTTCTGAAAAACGCACGCGTATTCCAACATTGAAAGGTTTTAAAGAAGGACAACTAGACGATGGTTTTGAAGGGGCTATTGTTCTTGAACCTAAACCGGGTATTTATTCAGATGATCCAGTAAGTGTCCTTGATTATGCTTCACTATATCCTTCATCTATTATTGAGAAAAACCTTTCACATGAAACATTTGTTGGAACTGAAGAGGATATTCAAAATAATCCGGATCTTCTAAAAGTAATTGAGGATAATGGTGGAATTGATAATTTCTGGGCGATTGAATATGATGATTACGTATATGAGAAAAAAGGAAAAACGACTCATAAACAGAAGGCTAATACTAAAACAAAGTGTTATTTCTTGAAAAACAAGAGGACTGAAGATGACAAAATTATAAAAGAATCAATGGCTATTATTCCACAAGTATTACAAACATTCCTTGATGCAAGAAAATCTACACGTAAAAAGATTAAACAGACTACAGATGAGAATAAAAAGAAAGTTTTGGATGGTTTTCAGTTAGCATATAAAGTTACAGCAAACTCTGTTTATGGTCAAATGGGTGCTAAAACAAGTCCAGTATTCTTTAAGAAGATAGCGGCATGTACTACAGCTATTGGTCGCGAACGTATTGATGATGCTAGTATAGGTGTTAAAAGGTGGGCGAAAGAGAATGGATATTATGAACCCGATATTGTATATGGCGATACGGATTCTGTATTTGTAAAATTCTCTAGAAGAGATAAAGATACTGGCGAAATACTTGAAGGTAAAGAGGCACTGCGTTATTGTATTGATTGTGGTGTTAAAGCTGGTGAGTGGGTAACTGAAAATATGCTTTTTAATCCTCAAGATTTAGAGTATGAAAAAACCTTTTATCCATTCATTCTAATATCAAAAAAGAGATATACGGGTGATAAGTATGAACTAGACCATGAAAAACCTAAAGAAAGAACATCTATGGGTATTGTTATGAAGAGAAGGGATAATGCCCCTATATGTAAATTTGTGTTTGGTAATGTAATTGAGATAATTATGAATAAAAGGAGTGTTGATCTAGCGATAGAATGGCTATCTGATACATTGAAGAAAATTAAAAATGGAGATATGGATAAATCCATGTTTGTAATATCTAAATCACTTAGAGGATACTATAAAAATCCAGAAGGTATTGCACATAAGGTTCTTGCCGATAGAATGGCAGAACGTAATCCTGGAAATAAACCAAAACCAAATGATCGTATTCCATATGCTTATATAAAATTAAGTAACAATGATCTTTATGATTATAATAACCTTTATAAGAGTGGGCCTAAGAAAGGTAAGCCAAAGCCTAAAAAGGTACTACAGGGTAATCGTATAGAACATCCTGATTATATTAAAGAAAAAAGTTTACAATTAGATTATGAGTTTTACATATCTAATCAAATAATGAATCCAGTAAAGCAAGTTCTAGATCTAGAAAAAGATGAAAAAGAAACAAAATTATTCTTTAATCAATATATTGAATAAAAAACATAAATTCTATGGTAAAGTTAATATTAATATTTTTTTTCTTTTATATTATAATATTATAAATAATGGGTGGAGGGATAATGCAATTAGTAGCCTATGGTGCTCAAGATATATATTTAACTGGTAACCCACAGATTACATTTTTCAAAGTAGTTTACAGGAGACATACTAATTTCTCTATGGAAACGATCAATCAAAATATAAGTGGTCAATCTTTTATAGGAATTGACAATATTAATAACAAAGCTACGGTTACTATTTCAAGGAATGGGGATTTAGTAACTGGTGTTTTTATAACAGCAAAACAAACAGATGCAAATAATACAGTTGGATTATGTGGAGATAATATAGTTGAAGATGTAGAGATAGAAATAGGTGGTCAACGTATAGATAAACATTACAAAGAATGGAATCAAATTTGGGATGAATTAACGATACCTTCTTCCAAAGCAGATGGATATAAATATATGACAGGTTCTTTTAATAGTGATCTTGTAATAGGTAGTCAGACAAATCAAGATATTATTATTTATCCTCTAAAATTTTGGTTTTGTCGTAATCCAGGATTGGCTCTTCCTTTGATTGCTCTTCAATACCACGAAGTACAACTTAAATTTACATGGGGTATTGGTTTATATGATTCTTCAAAAGATAATCATTTAACGAGAACTAGTCAAAGTTTAACAGATCAACATTCTGTAGCAGTTTGGGCTGATTATGTTTATCTTGATACGGATGAAAGACGTAGGTTTTCGCAAGTATCACATGAATATTTGATAGAACAATTACAGGTACAAAAAGAAAAAGATGTTTCTTCAGAAACATTTAAACTAAATTTAGAACATCCTATTAAAGAACTAATATGGACAACACCTCAAAGTACGCCAATTACAAATCAAAAAATTAAAATGTCTATTAATGGTCATGATCGTTTTTATGAAAGGGAAAAAGAATATTTTACATTAGAACAACCTTATAAATACCATACATCTATACCAGGATATAATATAAAAGAAAATGAAAGTCCTGTATTGTTAAATACATCAATATTTAGTAAAGAATATACATATCAAACGAATGATACAACAGTTGCTAATAATGGAACTACATTTTCAGGAAATTTAAGTAATGTTGCCGGGAATAATACATTTTTAAATAAAAGATTACCTGATAATCCAACTAATACTTCTATTCTAACAGATGATAATAATGTATTTTTATTTGTAAGTGGGGGTGATACACCTAATACTGATATGGATTTTAAAATAGGAGATGTTGTCTGTGTAAATTATATTAAAGTTGTAGATACCTCGCGAAATGTTAATGAAGAAACCGAAACAGTAGATTTTAGTTATGAATATGATAATAGTGGTACTACAACCACACAGGTATCACAGAGAAAAATCGCTTTAAAACCAATAGATGATATTACCAATGCAAATGCCATGACAGCCAAGGGGCTTTTGGAGGATACACATGTTGATCATCTTGATATGACTGTTAACTATAATGATAAAACTATAGAGAATATTGTCAGAAATTTAACTGTTTTAAAAGTTTTAAAGAGTACAACATTAATAGAGGATAAAACATTGTATCAGATAACTTTTAATGATAGTATGAATGTTACAGCTGCTCCAAATCACCGTGTTTCTTTTGAAATAATAGCAAGAGTTCAAAATCCGGTTTCAAGATGTTCTCAACTAAAAAAAGATATTTATGTTTATTCTTTTTGTTTAGAACCAGAAGAACATCAGCCAAGTGGATCCTGTAATTTCTCAAGAATTGATAGTGCAAAATTATTATTTAATCCATCTGCTTCTGTGAGCAATATCTATGCTGTAAATTATAATGTCCTTCGTATTATGTCAGGAATGGGGGGATTAGCCTACTCAAGTTAAATATAATTATAATTAATATAAGTATATTAAAATGGGAGGAGGTGTTCTACAATTAGTTTTAAAAGGTAAAATGGACACATATTTAACTGGAAATCCTGAATTTACATTTTTTAAAGCAGTTTACAGAAGACATACGAACTTTTCAATTGAATCAATAAAACAACAACTGGTGAATAAAGGTATTGGTGAACGTCAAATAAAAACTAAATTATCAAGAGCTGGTGATCTGATTGGAAAGATGACAGTAGAAGTAAAATTAGATAGAGGTGATGCTAGAAATATAACAGAAGGTGGTACATATCTCAATTGGTCAAATAATACAGGACATGCTTTTATAAAAGAATGTGAATTAAAGATAGGGGGTCAAACTATAGATAAACATACATCTAAATGGTTAGACGTATATAATGAACTATATGATAAAGATGAACAAGAATGGATTGGCATAAACAAACATCCGGGTAAATTTGGATATTTCAAAAAGGGTAGTAAAAATATTAATTCTCAAAAATTAAAAATGTATATACCTCTACATTTTTGGTTTTGTGATAATCCCGGATTATATTTACCGATAATAGGTATCACAAAGCATGAAGTAGAATTGCATATTTTAACGAGATCTGTAGAATATTTATTGAATGCAGATGGAGAATTATCATACACAAATACTGAAGCAGATATTGAATTGTGGTGTGATTATATATTTTTAGATGAAGATGAAAAAAAGAAATTTATATTAGAAAAAAAGGCATATTTAATACAGCAGGTTCAGATTTATGAAAAAAGAATGGAATTAATAAATGAAATAAAATTATATCATCCTATAAAGCATTTAATATGGGTTATACAAGATTCAACAGTTTCATCTGAGACTGGGAATGGGAGTTCAAATATAGATGCTTTAGCAAACGTATCGGGACAAACACAAAATAATAAAAATGATTATTTTAATTATCAGGCAAATAGTCAAGGTAATGAAGAAATAATATATGCGACACCTTCATACGAGTCTTTTAGAACAGCAAAATTAAGATTAAATGGAAATGATAGATTTTCTGAAAGAGATGCTAGTTATTTTAGATTATTACAACCATTAAATTGTGGTTTAAAAGTCCCTACAAAACATATTTATTCGTATAGTTTTTGTCTTAATCCGAAAGAATTTCAACCGAGTGGTTCATGTAACTTTTCAAGAATTGATGATGCTGAATTAATATTTACAAGTGATTATAATTTCATAAATGAAAAATTATACGTTTATGCTATAAACTATAATGTCCTTGTTGTTTCTTCGGGTATGGCTGGTTTAGTATATAAATAATTACTTATTTTTTATTTCATCTCTTAATTTTTTTATTTCTTCTAAAAAGAAATCTTTCATTTTTTCTCTTTCATCTTTTTCTTTTTTGAGTTTTTGTTCTAAATCTCTTACTTTACTGTTAGTTTCTTGTAATCCTTTAACAAGATATGATGTTAATTTTGAGTAATCAATGGAAAGTAATCCTTTTTTAGGTTCCTTATTTATTAATAATGGGAAAATTTTATTAACATCTTGAGCTATAAAACCAACGTCTTGTTTATCATTAGATTTTAATCTATAAGATACAGGTCGTAATAAATTGATTTTTTCTGTAATATTATCCTCCATATCTACAATATCTTTTTTCAATGATACATCTGAAAAACGGTATACACCTCTAACATAAAGGTCGTATAAGATTCTAACTTGTGCATTAAGGTATAATAATCTTCCAGTTGTTCCAAAACTATAACCCCATATCAAAGAGTTAGTACCTCTTCTATATACAGGGTCAATATAAAGGTTGTATGATGCTGTAGATGTACCAGTTGGTCCAGCGTTATATCCTATACAAGTATTATGTGACCCTCTAACATAATAACCTGTATAAAAACCAAGGCAAGTATTTCTTATACCTGCTTCATTTAGATAAGCTGTACGGGACCCTAGACATGTATTAGTTTCTCCCGAAGTATTATTGTATCCTGCTTCATAACCTATAAATGTATTATGTTGTGAACTTGAAGTTGAATCTCTACCGGTTCTATATCCATAATATGTATTCCCTACAATACTTGTAGAGCTTTTTATATTATAACCACTAAAATAACCAAGATACATACTAGATTTTGTACTTGTTATATTCACATTATTAATAGATGTAAGTGACAAAGTCCCATTTGATGGTATTGTTAGAGAATTAGAAAGGGTCCCTGAATAAATAAAACTACCTGATAATGTGAGATTGCTAGTTACTGAAAATGATCCATTTATTTTTACTGTTCTTGATGACATGTCTCCGTAAATCAATGATAATGTCCCTTTCCTAGAATTATCTATATATAAACGATGACTTAAGCTACCATTACCTATTGCAGGACCTGCTTCATAACCAATAGATATATTTTTATCACCACTCGATAAATATTTACCAGCATTAAATCCTATAGATATATTATTAGATCCAGAAGTATTACTATATCCTGCGTGTGGTCCTAAAAATGTATTGTTATTACCAATTGTATTAGATCTTCCAGCATTTTGACCAACAAATATATTAATATCACCAGTAGTATTTGCTAATCCACTGTCTCTTCCTATAGAAACATTATTTGATCCAGTTGAGACAACTGTTAAAGCATTATGACCTAATGCAACATTATGTTCAAAATTATTTGTTCCACCTGATGTCCCTTGACAAGTATTATAACCTATACCAATGTTATTAGAACCTGATTTTAGATATCTTAAGGCGTATAGACCCATCCCTACATTTGATGTTCCAGAAACAGATTCACCACATTGTGTCCCTATTAAATAATTATAGTCGCTTGTAATATATTTACCACACTCGTGACCTATACAAACTGAATAATTAACATTTCTATCAATAGTAGTCCCCCTTAGACAATCTTTCCCTATTGCGACATTATTTGAACCACTTAAATATCTACCATTAAAATATCCAACGCATACATTATAAGTAGGGGTTCCAGAAGATGAAAATAAATTCCCGTAACCTATACATGTGCAATAAATAGGGTCTGTTATTATAGTTTTCATATTATATCTCCCTACAACTGTATTAAAACTTCCTGTTGTTAAATCCATAAGATTTTCGGTACCAAAAACAGTATTTCTACCACCGGTTGTTAAATCATTAAAATTATTATGTCCAAACATTGTATTATAATCTCCACTTGTTAAACTAAATTCTGTACTCGCTGTTCCAAAAAATGTATTTCCAACCGCATTTGTAAAGTCTACACCGTGACTATTATTTGTAAAAAATAAATTATAATCAAAACTTGTTCTTCCGACAGAGGGATTGACATCTATATTAATATCTTCTAATGTTAAAGAAGTTGCTGTTAATGATGCTACTAATGAATCAGTCTGTAAAGCTCCTTCAATCGTTAGATTACCATTTGAATTTGATGTATTTTTAATTGTAACATCTGCATTAAAACTTAATGTTTGAGCAGTTGATGAACTTTGATCACCATAAATAAGGGAATCTTCTGCTTTGTAGCTACCATTCTTCCCTGTATCTATGTACAACTGACCATGGGTTTCGTGTAACCCTGAGGCTCCTTGAAAAGTCGGTCCCTGATTAACACCGATAACTATATTTCTTTCCCCAGATGTGATATTAAAACCAGCTGCATATCCTAAACAAGTATTAAGACTGGAATTCGTATACCTCGCCGCCATATCCCCTACAATTGTATTGAAACTCTTATTAGTAGCGGTAGTGCAAGCTTGAGACCCTATAATTGTATTATATGAACCAGTTAAAAGGGTCCCTGCTTGTGCGCCTATTATTGTATTCCGATACAATGGACTAGTAGGCATATTCCATCCGATCAAAACATTATCATATTGATTACTATCTGCCGTCAATGAAGATATCCCACTACCTTGATTAGTAATCTGTATGTTTCTATATGGATAAGATGCGTCTCCTTTAGGGAAATTAATTTTATAGTGATCCGAATCAGTTGTTTGACCACCAGCCCACACTTTAATTTCACCTCCCTCAACTTCAATTATTCCTTCGGAAATAAGTTTACCTTGTGAAGTAGATGAGTTTTTAATAGTAACATCGGCATTAAAACTTAGTGTATCTATTGTTCCACTTTGATCTCCATAAATGAGTGAATCTACACCAGAACCAGTCGTCTGCGAAGTTGATCCTGCATTTATATAAAGACGATGACTTTCAGTAGAATTACTCGTTGTTGGTCCGGCTCCAAAACCAATACATATATTATAAGTTCCAGTAGTAATATTATATGATGAGTAAGAACCAATGGATGTATTATTAGTACCAGAAGTTAGATTAGTCAATGATGAGTAACCATATCCTGTATTATACCGACCACTATCTAAATCTATAGCTGAAAAGTGTCCCATAATTGTATTAAAACTTCCAATATTAGTACTATCTTGTCCGATACGTCTACCTATAAGTATGTTCAACTTACCACTCGTATCTCCATTACCACTACCAACATCTTGACCAATGATATAATTAGTATATGTGGACGTTTCATCTTGAAAAACATCACCATTATGTGTAGTAAAACTAATATTTGAATCTCTATATTGACTATTCGTATAAGTACCTCCATCTTCAATTTGTAATTTCCATTTTTTTCCATAAGTCGTAGATGTCGCTAGATGTGGTCCATGTAAAATTAATTTACCACTTTTAATGTTTAATTCTCCACCACTATTTTCATTACTTATTGTTACATCGGCATTAAAATTGAGTGTTTGTAATGAACTATCATTCTGATTTCCTAATATTAATGGTGTATCTGAAGGACCTCTAGTATCTATGTATAATCTATAATGTTCAATATTACTTGTATTCACATCATAATTCTCGTCAGAAGTTAAAATTTCAACTGGCCCTGCATCGGGACCTATAACTATATTTCTAGATGATACTCCTTTCAAATTAAAACCTGATTTGTAACCTAAACAAATATTACCAGAATAACCTGAACTTATACTACTATCATTATCAACAATACTATATCCACTCTTATAACCAACAAATGTATTATATAAAGATGTATCTGTGTTGAATCCTGACTCTCTGCCTATATAAACATTTCCATCCCCATTTGAACTATATCCTGCTTTAAATCCTAAAAAAGCAGAATCATTACAATTTGCCGAATAAGCTACATGATCACCTACAAATGTATTATAATTACCACCCGCGCCGATTGCTAAAGCATTATATCCAATGATAACATTATTAATTATGTTATTATTACTAGTACTAGAGCATGTTCCAGCATATGTTCCAACAGCAACATTAAAACTTCCATCTATATTATATCCAGAATAATAACCTAAGAAAGAATTATAACTTCTTGTCCTTGAGTGTCTTCCACTATACCCACCCACGTAAGTGTTTCTAGTTCCAGATGTAGTACTAAATCCGGAAAATCCCCCATAAAATGTATTTCCAAATACAGAACTTGTTGAATTGAACCCAGCCTTATAACCTGTATAAGAAACAAGTCTATCAGATACATCCCTTATTCCACCCCTTCCAGCATCAAAACCAAAAATAAAATTAGTATCATCCTCATCAAAATCAAGATTAGATGGTTTTCCAAGCTTTACAGCCCCTTTACCAGTTACTGACAGAATACCTGAGAAATTCTGATTACCACTAATATCTATATTTTTAAAAAAACCATCATATCTAACAGAACTATTATTAACTTGCCCAACTATACTACGAGAATCATTAATTACGGGTGTTAAAATTGCTAAAGTACCTTCGCCAGGAGCATCAACAGTTATCGTAGGTGGGTCAGTAGACAAATAACCAAGACCTTTATCTATAATAGTTACCGTTGATATTGAACCATTTGAAATAGTACATGTTGCTGTTGCTGTGTGATCAGCCCCAAATGAAGATTCTGATATTGTTATTAAAGGGGCTGTCGTATAACCTGATCCAGAATTAGTTATCGTTATTGATTCTATGATACCACGTTTTACAGTTACACCATTTTCATTTAAAGAAAATATATCTTTTTTATCTCCTATATCAAATTGTATTGATGCGTTATTTGAAGCATTACTACTCTGTGTTTTAAAGGTAATATTCTTTAAATTTTCTGAAGAATCATATTCATTGGTAATATTAATATTATCTGTAGAATTTTTACCTATATTCAAATAATAAGAGCTATGTGCGTTTGAAGGTGAATATAATTCAAGATAATTTGATTGGTTATTTAATATGTTCTGTGAATTAGAAACAATTAATCCATTTGAACTTGATGTTAAGCCTGTACCCGTTATTGAAGATAAAAAGTTTGAAATTGTTGGTAATTTACTTTCAGAACTTGCATTACTATAAAGTAATATTTTATCAGTTGTTAAAGTTGTGTATGAAGATGTATCTCCATTAGCATCATGCGTTGAGAGATCTAAGTTGACATTAACATTATTTGCTAAATTACCACCACCACTTAACCCTGCTCCTGTTTTTAGATGTGTACCATATGGTTTTGAATTTGATAAAATATATGTCCCTGATGAAAATACAGATGAACCATTGGTATGGATGACAACATTTGCATTTTTTGTAGTACCATTATATCCTGTAATAACACCTGTAAAAGCATCATCTATATCATAAATTCCATAACCATAAGATATAAGTAACCATCCATTATAATAATCATCTATAGAACTTGATACGGGATATCGTGGATCATCTGAACCAGTGCTATTTTGACCTAATGGAACTTCGTTATTATTATATGTTCCTGTAAAACCACTTTCCGCATATTTAACAAGTTTGTAAATAGTTGTTGTATTTGTTTGTGGTAAAGCATCTAGTGTAGTTGGTCCAGTATTGATATATAATTTTCCACTTGTTAAATCATAATGTCTTACAACACCATAAAATTTTGACCAATTTGTTATAGAACTATCTTTATTAGTTAACTCAATAGTCCATGATCCATTAGATATGACAGTTTCAAGGGGTAATCCACCATCATCTCTTAATGAAACGGTTGTTCCTATAAAAAGATAACCATCGTCTGTAGAAGTTCCTCGTGAACCTATACCCGTACAAGTCCCTTCAACTTTATCTAAACCCCATCCTTCAAGTGTCATTTTACTCCATTCTAGTCTATTTTGAGAAGATAGATTTACATATATATTATTCAGTGAAGGGATATATCCACTCCCACCATCAAGTAATTCTACAGTCTCTATCCCACCATTACTATTTAAACTTACAACCTTTACGGAAGCCGGGACAATGGTATTATTGTTTAAACTATAAATATTATTATTAACTGTTTCTGAAAGTGGTATAGAATTTGTCCAATTAATAGTGATAATATTTGTGGTTGAATTATAAGTAGATACAGTCCCTACATAAATGATACTACTAACATCAACCGATATAGTCCAGTTTGAACAATAATCATCAGTAGTAGCTAATGGATTTGTAGAAGTTAAAGTTATAGTGTCATTTAAGTAGTTTCCATCTTCATCGTTATTTCTAACAATTGTTATATTTCCTGTTTCGTGTCCCTGTGATAATTTGTATTGCGTATTAGTATCTATTCCTGGTATTATACTTGATAATGTTGCTGTTTTTGTTGAACCATTATACGATGTTATTATTCTTCTTGCATTAGGGTTTATTGTTCTTATTATCCAACCATCATAATATCCTGTTGTTGTATTAGCACTTGTTGAAAGTTTAATAACATTTTGATTATCATAAATTATACTTCCTTCGCTATTAACACTTGATGTTTCAAGTGTTGCACTTACATTACCATTTTCTTTTAATGTACCACCTGTCATTTTAACTTCAGTATTGACTTCTTGAACATAATTTAGATCATAACCAGAACCTTCATAACCAGGATCTATAATAGCATCAGTAATTATACCTTCACTATTTGAAGTCATTTTTATTCTTCCTCCTGATCCAACATTGTTTATTCTTAAAACATCACCTACAGTCCCTTTAGTAGGTGGTAATTCCATTGTATATCCAGGTGATTCAGTTGATATTGAAGGTCTAAAAGCTGAAAAGTTATCTTTTTTGAAACAATTAAGTCTTAATTCTTTATTTTTAAGAATATTAGTATTTCCTGAAGCATCAATTAACAAACTATTGTGTTTACCACTATTAACACCTAAACCACCACTATTTGAAAAAATAATTTCACTTCCAGAATATTGGTTATAATAACTTTTTTTAAAAGTATTTACATCTATTCCTGCTGAATCTATATATCCATTATTTACATAAGGTTGATATGATAAAACTCCAATATGATTTCCATGATATGTTTCTGATAAATTAATAATACTTCCTCTTGCTCTTTTAAAAACTAAATCGACTGCCCCTCCATCATCATTATTAACTTTATCAAATGTGAATTTTCCAGTATTTGTTTGTTCACTTATACCAACAACAGATTTATCTTGATTTGCTATAATAGCTTTTTGTGAAGATACAACACCGTCATTTTGACCTACTAGTTTTGATAAGTCTCTTTCTTCTAAGGTTGTTTCACCAATTCCTGTTGGATCTTTGAAAGTAAGTGATCCTTTAAAAGTAATATCTCTTGGAATATCTATACTTCTTTCAAGTATAGTTCCCATAGTGGCGGAAGCTCTACTAATACTCAAGGATGATGCCATTTATCTTATATATATATAATATGTGTAAAAATATAAATAATAAATAAACTATAAAAAATATTTATATTATTATATGGAAAGTGAAAAACAAAGGAGAAAAAGGTTTTATATTCTTATAATTCTGCTTTTAATAGTAGCTGGTATACTTACATATTTTAATTACAATCTGACAAACATTACGGTCCTCAATTTAGAAAATGCAAATTATGATAATATTTTGAAACATATAAATGCTTTAAAAAAGGTTAAAAAATATACTTAAAAAGAAAATATATAATAATATTAAAAAAATGGAAGGAGAAAATTACAGAAACTTTGATATTGTTGTCAGCAAGATGAGAAAGTTCTTTAAGGAGGTAAAGGGTTTTAGAGAAGTCCACCCTCAAAACAAAAAGTCAATTTTGGCTGCTTGTGAAGATCCAAAAACGATCGCCACTTATAATTACGAAGGACAGATTTGGCCACTTCCTCAGACCGGACAGATGTGGTTGGAACACTATCTTCTCGAACACCCTGATGAAAATGGTTTCTTTTGTGTATCTACATCATACCGTAATGAACCGGATCCTGTTCCCGGGCGTCATGATAGAATCTTCCCTATGTTTGAATTTGAACTAAAGGGTGGTATGGATGAACTAAGAAAGATGGAAGGTGAACTACTTGATTACCTTGGTTT